CCATTATGTATGTGAGGGACCAGAAGGATGTGACCATCACTAAGATAGGCCATAAGGATGGAGAGACGGTCACAGAGGAGCGCTGGGAGGTACAGCAGGCCTGGGATAAGCAGGGAAATTTTCTGCAGGCGCAGGCCAGAGCCCAGAAAACGCTGGAGGGTCTTATCAAACAGTATGATGAGCTCCTGCATAAAAACTGGGAGCTGGCCAGTGAGGAGCAGAAAGCAAGGATTGCAGTTCTGAAGTCCCAGGTTGAGAAGGACGAAGAGAAGCCAATCCAGATTACCTTTGAGAAGGCAGGAGAGGTACATGGCTGATGTACACAACGTAAAATTTGTATTGAATGACCATTTCTTTGATTTCGTCCATGACTGGGACCATAAGATATATCTGAC